TTATCTCACCAGCGTTCTTCACGTTAAACCGATATTTTTTATCACCGACGTTATATTCAAAACCTTTGAATTTATCGTTAAAAACCTGTTGAGTTTTTAATTTAAAAGTATTAGTTTGTTTGTCCGCTATTTTTTTATTCTCTTCGCTTTCTTTGTTATATCTATTAAAGAAATTAATTGCTTTCTGTTGCTCACCCGTGAGCTTTGAACCTGCTTTAATTTCCTCATAGTATTTAGACTTTTGCCCGTCTAAGTGGCTTTTAGCGTTGGCAACTTGCTCTTTTAACGCTATTTTCTTTTTTCTTACTTCTCTTTCTTCATCTACTTCTTCATCGTATGAAAATGAATCATCGATTAAAAAAGTAATTTCATCATCTGTAAGATGTTTCTTTGTTTGTTTATAGTATTCTCTTAATACTGTCATGTCGTCATAACTAGAATAGTCTTGGTTAAGACGTACGTAATCTTCTAATGTACCACCGGTTTCTTCCATAAAATCTACAACTTTTTGTAAATTTTCAGGTATTGCTTTTCCAGTTTCCTGAGCTTGTTCTATAGCTTCAGTTACTTCTTCGGTTAGTTCTTTAGTTTGCTCTTGAACTTCTTCTTCAGTAACTTCTTCTAAAGCTGGCTGTTCTTCTTGTGTTTCAGCTTCCGGTTGTACTTCTTCTTGTTTTTCTGTGGCGTCGGCATCTTCAACGAGCTCAACCACTCCGCTGTCGTCAGCGTTATTTTCTTTAATTTCTTCTGTAACTTCATCTTTTTTTGGTGTTGGTGGTTTATCTAAATTTACTTTGATGACGTTGTCATCTTCATTTGTTTTTTTAAGATCAACTTTTACAACGTTGTCTTCAGTAGCCTTTTCTACTACTTCTTCTGTTTTCTTTTTTGCCATAATATAATATAATAATAATTAATAATTGTTATCTAGGATCAAACGAGCCTAAATCAAATCCGCCTCCTAATATATCATTACCTGCGGACTCAAAGTTTTTAGGTGGTTTTTCACCTTTTCTTTGATCTATAAGCTCACTTTGTTGTGTTGCTTGTATTCTTGTTCTTTCGTCTTTACGATCTTCTTTTTCTTTTTCTTTTGTTTTTTGACCTTCTGTTTCTACTTGTTTAAGCTGCATGTTCATGTTAAACTCTAACTCCATTAGTTGTTTTTTGTACTCAACTTCCATTGCTTGTTTTTGAGCGTCCAACTGTGCTTTCATTTGCTCTAGTTGTGCTTCGCTTTGCATCATTGCCTGTTGCTTTTGCATTTCCATTTGAGCAGCCGCTTGTTGAGTTTGCATATTAGCTTGTGCTTGAGCTTGTATGTTTTGTTGAGCCAACTGTTGGTCTCTAGCTATTTTCTTTTTTCTACGTAGCTTAAGTAACTGATTAGCAAGTTTAACGCTTTTTATTTCTCTAAGATCAATAGCGTCTTCAAGCTCTATATTCTGTTGTTGTAATGCCATTTGTATATTGTTTTCAAGCATTGCTTTTTCCTCTTCATCAGGCATTAACTCTATAAATATACCAAAGTCATACAAATGTAAATCAGACATTTCTTCAAGCGTAGCCACATTATGTACTCCTATTGCTTGTATAAAAGCATCTTTTGTTGGTGAATATTCTATAATATCAGATATTCTAAGAGATAAACACTCCGCGACTTCTTTTGTTAAAAATAAACCAGCTTGTAGTATATGCCTTGTCGCTGTGTTAGAATTAGCAGCTGCTATTTTTTGTACACCAACTAAAGCATTTTTATCAGGTGTGCTACCATCTCTAGCTTCATTTAACCCGGTTACATCTCTTATCATTTGCAAGTAGTAATTATAATTACCTATAAGAGCTTGCATTTTATTACCACCGCTACCGCTAGTTATTTCTTGTATTGGTACTTTACCTGGGTTCATATCACCTTCACTTGTAAATGATCTACCGATAACACTACCTGTTTGGAAGAACATATTTAAAGCTTCTTGTGGATTATAGTTTGTACCGTTACCTAAATCTATTTCAGCTAAACCATCAGCATCGAGATAAACACCATCTGGCACCATACGCGATAATACTTGCTGTAGTTTTAAATGTGTAAGTTGTATCATGTCAGCAAAACCAGTAATACGTTGTACTAACGATTCTATACGACCTTTGTACATGCGAGGAGCTACAATAGAATAATTCATTTTAACTTTAGTAAAATCACTTTTTGGCCTCATCATATTTTTAGCCATTTCCCACTTAAGTAATTTGTCTGTACCTAATATTAAAGCCCCGTCATACAAACACTCTATTGATCTTTGTAGCTTGCCAAAATTACCTGCGTCTTCTGGTGGATTAAACGTATCGTCTTTTTCTAATATTTTTTCAGCACCAGTACCAGTTTCTTTTACTTTATAAACCTCGTTCATATAAGTTTTATAATTAAAATATAAAACTTGAACTTTGTTTGTGTCTTGTTCACTATAATTATAACCTTGATTATAGTTACTTTTATTGTAATTTTTATTTTTAACTATATCTTCTAAATCTTCTGGTGTTAAATGTGGAAATTGTTTTGCTAATTCGTTTATAGGTATATTTTTTACTTCACCAACATAATATATATCGTCAAAATAAGGTGATTCAGTATACGAATAAACTAAATCAGCTGGATCAACGTAATCTACAGTAACTCCTTCAGAAGTATTAAAGCTTGTTTTTACAGCGCCAATACCTAAAACAGTAAGATCGTAATAAAATTGTTTTTTAGTTAATTCGTAATTATTTCCTTGCAGCAAAACATTAATAGCTTGTTCTTCAGCAACCTCTACTGCTTGTTTATAACTAAGTTGCATATGCAAATCTAATTCTTCTTGAGATTCAGGCAGCATATCTTTGTCGTTTTCGTATAAATCTACACCAAAAGCCTCACCTACGTAATCGTTAAATTCTTGAGTTCTCATGTCAGTAAGTAAAGACTCCATGTATTGAGTTCTTTTTTCTACACCATAAGGATCTTGAGAGTATGCTTTAACATCATACATTCTTTCTGCAATACCGTTGACTACTATGTCTACAAATTTTGGTATAATAGGCACTGGTTTCCAGTCTAAATTTAAATAAGATAAATCACCATTAATAGATAACTCGTCTTTATATTTTTGTATTGATTGTTCACCCCTAGCGTATAGTCTAAGGTTGTGAAAGTTGTTATGGTTTGTTTTATATCTATTACTACCTCTGTCCGTGTGAAACCACTCAGCTTCAATAGCTTTTGCTACTTTCAAACCGTAATCATAGCTCATTTTTTCCACATCACTTACAACTTGAGAAGGAAAATAACTTTTTACAATCATATTTATTTATTAATTAATTTTGACATATTGCCTTTATTAGAATACTTAGCAATATTTATATTTAGTTTCGGTTTTTCTATTGTAGCATTTGGTTTGTACAAATGTCTGTTGCAAGCCATTATTGCAAGACCAGAGCTTATAGAAGCATCGTGTTTTGTTCTTTTATTTATATCAAATTTAGCCCAGTCATTTAAAAGTTCATTAAAATAACAATTGCCAAATTGACCTTCAGCATCCATGCCTACGTGGCTTTGTATATACATTTCAATAGCCGCAGCATGAGCTTGTTTTATATCTTCACTTGAATTTGGTATACCACCTATTTCTTTTTCAGCTGTAGATAATTTGTTCCATATTTTATCTGGTCTGTTCATACTAAAACCTCTATAACCTCTACGTCTTAAATAATATAATAAACGTGGTTTGTTATTCTCTGCAAGTATAGGCATCCCGTAAAATACTAATGCCATTAGAACGTCTTCAAAAAACATCTCTGCAGTCTGAGGCCTTGCTAAATACTCTAAGAAAAACGTGTTAGCTGGTGCGTCTTCCATACTAAACTTAGTTAAGCCGTGTAAAGCACCTTTAGAACCTTTACCATCTACTGTTCCTGATATATCGTAACTATCACAACCAAAAGCACCCATATGCTCGTTACCAGGATATTTTATACCATTTTTAATT